CCGGCTCCTCCTGCTCCTACTGTATAAGAATAAGAAGACCCAATTGAAGAGTAAAATTTTCTTTGATATGAGCCGCTACCACCACCTCCAGCGGCAGCTACAGATGAAGCAGCAGCTGCTACTGCGCCGCCGCCTCCTCCACCAGCCGTTATTTCAACCAAAATAGCAACAGTTCCAGCGGTTGGTGTATAAGTTCCACTTGCAGCGGTAGTAAAAATTTGAAATCCAGTTAATGTAAGTCCCGAAGAAGAAGGAGTAGCCCAAGTGCCATCGCCACGCCAGAATGTGGTGCTGCTAGCCGATGTTCCACTATTTAGATGTGTAACTGCCAAATTGCCCGTTACTCCAGTTGCTAAAGGCAAGCCTGTGCAGTTCGTGAGTAAATTGTTAATTCCATTATTAGTGGCCATGTAATTTCCTTATACAACCGTTAAGTTGCCCTGGCTACTAACTACAGACCAAATTGTATTCGCTGTTAGACAACGAAGTCTAATGGCATCATATTGCAAAGTGCTACTTATTGTACCTGTCGCACCTAAGGTTGTTGCCAATGATCCAAAATGAATTTGTTGTCCTGATGCCTGTGCAATGGTGAATAACCCAGCCGCTTTCCCATTAATCTCAACATAATCGCCAATGGCTGAAGTTGTTGGTAATGTAAATGTGACTAATGTAGCACCATCATCGGAGGTATACCCTGTATTGGTAGCCATCGTGACCGAGGCGCCAGTTTCATCTACCCAGGTTCCAGTGCCATTTGCACTGATAGTTATAGAGCCTGCGCCATTGGTGACTGTAACACCTGTTCCAGCAGTCAAAGTGGCTGCTACGGGATTATTGCCAGCAGAACCTATAAATGTTTGACCATTTACGGTTAATACAGGGGTATTTGTTGAGTTATTAGTAGCCATTTTAAACAATCCTTGTTCTTGTTAGTTTATTTTTTCTAAACAATTGTTAAATTTCCCATGGATGCAAAACTTACCCATGTACTGTTAGCAACACTACAGACTATTGAAATGCTGTCATTTGCTCGGAACGATGAAATACTACCAGTCGCCCCAATCGTTGAGGTTACATCACCTACAGTTATTGATTGCCCTGCATTCTGAACTATATTCCAACTTGTTGAGGTTCCACCAACTATTTGCAATACTGTACCGACAGCAGCAATCGTAGGCAGTGTGAACGCCACATTTGAGCCTGTGTTATTTGCAATATAACTGCTACCAGGGACAAGATTTGCAGCGGCAGCAGTAACAACAACCCAACTTGGAATAATCACGGTTCCGGCTGTAAGGATGTTAAATTGCTGGAATGTAATATCTGTAGTACCGATAACAAATGGGCCTGCTGCTGTTTCTTGGAAAGTTAATCCATGTAATGTATTTCCTGCCTGAATCATAATAATCTGGCCTTGAATCACTTGGGCTGAATTATCATAATCAGTTGTTCTAGTAAGTACCCATGGAATAAGCGAAGTTCCCACATTGGTAACGCTATAAACGCCATTTTGAGCAGAATTAGTCTGTTGCCATACCAGTACACGTTGTCCTACTTGCAAATTAATCCCATCGATAATTAGCAAACCAAAAGTGGAATTATTAGTAAGAGTCGCTCCAAATCCTGCTGTTCCATTATTATATGTTGCTGTTAATGGTGTTGTTGTTGCCACATAAGCCGCTGCAATCGTTCTAATACCCACTGCATTAAAATAGAAATCAAAGACATCACTGCGAATATATTTTTTTGTGGTACCTGTGGCAGCTTGGCTTGTATCATTGACATCCGTTGCTGGAATTAAATCGGTTGCATCAGGAACGCCGGTTTGTAATTGACTAATTGGATTAACTATAGTGACCATAATTAACCCCTAATCAACGTTGGTGTATGTATTAGCTACATAGTATTTGACACATAATGTCGAACCACCAGTATCAGCAGTTATGAAGCTTAATGTCTGGCCTGCTTTGACATAACGAGTTAATCCAATGACAGGGATTATTTCCATTGTTGTAGCAGCTAAAGAACCAGAAGGCACGACGGCTGTGGTAATACCATCAAAGTAAACTGTTTTAGCATCCTGAACAGTCATCACAGCGAGCCAATATTTATAATTGCTTGGAACAGTTATATGTTGCTCGGTACTCGCAGCTAATAAGCCAGAAAATCCATCCAAAGCACAGGGTAACGCCGAATTTGTATCGATAATTGCACCAGATGCATCACGAGCGGCTAAAAATTGTGTTGACATACTATATCCTTATAATTTGTATCTTTATTTACCTAATCGAACATCAACTACATAATGATAATTAAAATACCCGTACCAATTCGTGCCTATCCCTGCTAATGGCGAGAAAGCCTGTACAAATGTTGACGTACTAGAAATATAAGTAACAACCTTTGTTCCAGTTGACGTGAATGTAAAATTAGATGATAAAATATCAGCAGGTGCAAAAGATGCTCCGCCGCCATTAAAACCCACGCATTGTAATGAATTTATAAGTCCAGATGGTGAATATAATGTCAAATCTGTACTTCCTACATTCGCACGCTTTTCTGTATCAAATATAATTTGTAAGTTTTGAGCGTAAACAGTTAAATTAGGTGAAGAGGCAACACTTAAAGTTAGTTGCTGGCGTTGTCCTGTAGCTGTCACAGCACCAGCCAGTATTCCCACATCATAAGAATCTTCATAGTAAAATTGGCATTCATTTAACGTGGCATCAAAGGTTTTAGGAGGTGTCGCTATTGCAAAGCGGTTGGGTACTAATGAACAGGAATTAAATATTACAGAATCGGCAGTACCAGTGCTTTGCATATTGGATACGGTGTATATAACAACACCAACTGTTTGTACCCCAGTGGTTGCCGCAGGTAATATAAAGTTATTAAAAGCATAATTTGCGTAGGTTGAACCCAGTGTATAAACAGGATCGTTTTCAGGAGCAATAGGGGGAATAGCAGTCCATCCCGCAGCAAAAACAGGGTCTTGTCCTGCTGTCCATGATGCAATAGGGTCGACTTGTGAAATCGTATTAGGCAGTGCAGGGTTTGATATTACACGCATCTTTACTTTTACCTGCGTACTATTGACCGTGCTTATTCTTGCGTTCAGTAACGATGATACGATTGATGACCAATAAACATGAAATGTATTGGGATCGACGTACTGAATTAAAGCAAATTGGTTATTGGCAGTTAGTGCTTTTACTTGTAAATTAAAATTATCAGCAGTAGCAGCGCGTCCTGTTTGAACATTACTTCCTGTAGTACTTGCGACATAGGCTTGTTGTATCAATATGGTCTGATCAGCTACATAGGCATTCACAGTTTGAGTTGTTAGTGTATTGGAATTGAACTGAAATGGATTTAAGCCAAAATCCCATCCTGTTAATATCGTATCTTTAGGCTGAAATAGTATTGAATTGTAAAAATAGTGGAACAAATGATCGAGTTCGCGCTGTGGTGTTTGTTCAATAAAATTGGTTGTAGAATTGACATTAGGAACTTCGACAAGTTGTACGCTTGTGAGTTGTATATGTGCGCCAGGATTGAACGTAAAAACAATATCAACATAACCTACGGTACTACTATCTGTATTTATTACCCCATCAATTGCAGCAGTTCCAGTGTATTCAGAATATCCAGTTGCAGGAATTACTACATCAACCAATACATAACTTACCGCCGGCCCTGAAAGGATAGAGGGTACAAAACTCATAGTTATTTGGTGGGTAGCCCCATCTTGAGATTCAGCTACGAAAGAACCATTTGCAAAACCGTCATAGAACAGCCTAGGAGCGTTTGTGAGACGTTGCCTTAAAGAGATGCTAGTTACTGAAGCGGACGTGATATCGAGCAAATATGAAGGATTTGAAGGTATAACACTATTACCTGCTGTAGCAATCTGCTGAACCGTTACAGTTCCGGTACCTGAAGTGACAACAACCCAGTCAGGTGCGATTTCCGTAATGATATTCGATCCAGTCACGCTAAACGTATAACCAGGCGATGCTGTATTAGGATTAAAACTAACTTGAGAGAACTGTGGATTTGATATTAAATTCTCTGTGATATTAGCTTCAGCGGCTGACACTGCCGTTACATTAGGCCAAGCATCCCGTGTAAATTGTAAAACACCAGCCGAACTGTAAACTGTTATGTAGTATAAATCGATAGTTCCATCGGAGTCATCTGGTGTGCCATTGTAAGGGAAAAAATAAGGGACAATATCGTTGCCATTCTCATCGATAAATGTACCGACTGAGGATAACTGCATTGGATCTGGTAAGACATTATAGACATAGGTATTATTTGGTCCTGCTGATAATTGATAGACAGGTTTAAGAACAGTGTGATCGTTGTCTTCGTAGAATGTGACAATACCTGCAGACAAAGGGAAGCCAGTATCTTTATCGACAAAATAATCTTGCAAAGGTGGCACTTGAACGAATCTTGGATCTAAACTCGGCATTATCGTCCCTGATAATACAACGTTGATGGATTATTATACTATGCTGTTGTTGCAAACCCTAGCATTCTTCTAATTCATATAATCCCGCGATCTCTTTCATCATCACTTCTGGATTTTCTAGCTTAAATTTTATTAGTTGACGTTGTTCTTGGGTTGCCTTTTCTGAAATCCAAAGAACCTTTTCTTTATGTTTTAGAATAAGAGATGTTTTACTGTATGACACAATGTCGCGGTTGGTCATATTTTTGTGACACAATGTCGCGGTTGATAGATTATTGACCTGCTTTGGTTTTGTTCTATTTGTCACGGTTGTTAAAATTTTATCCAAAATAGTTCCGCGACTAAAGCGCCTATTTTTTCCTAAACCATGTCTTTTAATTAATCGAAAATTTTCTAACTTATCTAAACATCTAAAAATTGTACGCTTATCTAATCCAGTTAATTCAGCCATTTTTATTGCTGAATAAGGAAATGGTTTGTCATTTCTTATTAGAAATCCTAATAATCTTTGAAATACTGATCGTTGACTTGAGGATAGAGTTAAACGTTGATATGCTTTTTGATAAACCTGATGATTATAAGACTTTGCTTTTTTAATGCTCATTTGGTAGACTATTCCGGTCATTTAGTTGTGATAAGCCGAACGGGTTCGTACCCCATATGTTCGGCTTTGTTTTTTGTATTATACCCTTTCCTTTTGAATCTACTATTAATAAATTATGCTTGTTTTTTGTCCATTCTATGGTATAATGTATAATAAATAATCACGAGCTTATTATGGAAACTGATAATAAAACATTAGAACAACACATCGAGCATGAAGTTCAAATAAGAGTATTAAACTTTAAGCATGACGATCTCTATAAGAAAGTAGAGCAGTTGGATTCTAAAATAGAATCACGATTTTTAATGCTTGGTGGACTTATTATCACTTCCAGTATTCTTCCTGTTGTTTTACATTCTTTAAAATTAGTTTAGGAGGATTTATGGCTACTAAAAATACAGTCGAATTTCCAAACAGTCTTGAAAGTAGAGTTTTATTACTAGAGCACATTGCTGGGGATATTAATAAGTCATTGGATAGAATTGAGAAACGATTTGATAAGATAGATGCGAGATTTGATAAGATTGACGAAAAATTCGATAAAATGGATGAAAGAATGCGATCTGACTTTCGATGGTTAGTAACTATTTTTGGAAGTCTTATGTTAGGACTTATGGGCATTATGGCCCATGGGTTTCATTGGTTTTAGTTTAGGAGTTAATTATGTTTATTATTAATTTGTTTATTGATTTTGTCATTGTAATGATAGTATGTGGTTTTTTTCATAATTTGTGCAACCCTGCTAAAAAATAACTACATAAAGTTTCTTATTTTTCTTCTCAACGCCTCGCCTCCGCCAAGACCCAATACACCTAGTCCTATTTTTCCTGCTGCATAGTACTGCTGTTTATTGGCCTCTTTCATTCCCGACTCAAGTTTTTTAAGGTCTGATTCTGCTTTTCTAAGATTAGCTGAAGATTTTAACTTCTGTTTATAAGTTGCGTCTTTTTTATCACTAATTGCTCGTTGACGTTTTATATATTCTTTTTTATCACGAATTTCTTCAGATAATTTTTCACGTTCTTTGATGGCATCTTTTCGTTTGGCTTCTTGCTCACGATAATGTTTATCTGATTCTTCTATACGCTTTGATTCTGTGTCTAGGGTTTTTTTCTGCTCTTTAGCCTGTTCTAAACCATGCTCAGCCTGTTGACGTTCATAATTTGACCTATGATGTCTTGAAACTGTTTCTCTAAATTCTGGCGCATGTTCTAAAAATCTCTCTGTGCCCTCATTCCACTCATGAATAGCTTCTGGTTTTTTATTGGCGTAGCGTTCGGCTAGAGCAAGACGTGTTAACTCAGGGTTGCTTTTAACCACTTCATTTAAGATATGCGTTCCTGTAACCTTATTTGGATTGCCACGTTTAACATGAGGATATTTGCCAAGTTTGCCTATAATGTCAGACCCTGCATCGCCCTTAAGAAGTGCCCTATAAAAATCACTTCCGTATAATGGCGCAAATTCAGTGGAATAACGTTTATTTAATGCGTGTAATTCCTTAAGATTCTCATTCCCCAAATGCTTATCTATATAGTCTTCCATTTTAATAGCATCGGCATCGAGCTTATCGGCTTTGGCAATTCTTTCTTTAAAGACAATATCATTTTCTCCGTATGCGCTCATGCGGGTTTCATGAGCTATACGTCTAGTTGTTCTATAGAGAGAAACAAATTTATCCGCTGGTACATCAACACCTGGCGAACCTTCTTTTAATTCAGTAACAAGTTTGCTTAATTCAGGTGAACTAACTTCACCATTGTTTATTTTAGTTTCAATGTCTCCAATAATATCATTGGAGGTACGCGTGGAAGGCAATTTTACATCTTTACCTTTTAAGCCCTCTTCATATGTTTTATAACCGTGCCCAATATCAGCTTGACGCTTTTCTAGTATAGGATTTATCTCCTGCGCAAACCGCTTGGCATGTTCTTGTCCCGGTTTATAGTAATTTTCTAGTGCTTTAACTTCTTCAGCCTCTTTTGCATGAGCATTTTCTAATTTTGACTCAGCTTCAGGTATTAAATGCTCTCCTTGAGCTCCAGGTAATAGGTTTTCTGTTTGCTCAGATTTTATTGCAGCGCTGGGTTCTAGCTCATTGAATCGCTGTTCAGCCTTGTAAACATCATTACCCAACGCTTCTGGACTATTTTTCTTATATAATTCTTGCAGGAATGATTTTAATGTATTCTGTTCTTCTTCTATTTGAGCATGCTCGGCTTCTGCTGATTCATTAGTTCCGCGCATTTCTTCAGTTGCAGCACGTTGTTCATTTAAAGGCGCTTCTAATTCCCCTGGAGCGCGTAAATCTTTATAAAGTTTAGATGCAAAATTCTTAGTTCCTTTTGCTCCTGATTTTGCAAGTTCCCAAGCTTTTGGTGCGCCCTTAAATATTCCACCTAATCCTGCGGTAGTAGCAGCCCATGTTAAGGCTTCTCTGGCACGTTCTTTTAAATCACCAGGTGAGAGAGTAGCGCCAGCTACCGCAGCCCCAACTAATCCTGAAATAGCTGCTGGTAAAACAGCTTCAGCAGTCGCGGCAAAAGGAACTGCTAATGCGCCATATGTTCCTATATTTCCGGCGGCACGACCAAATGACTGCCCAAAAGATTTAGAAGGTTCATTCTCTGGAACCTTAACACCTTTACTTCCAAATATTTCAGATAGTCCTGAATAACTATTTGCTAATGCCCTAGGTGTTGATTCTGCCACACCTTCGGAATAGGATTCTGGAAATCCTGCCGACGTACCGAGCTGTTTACCAGTATTTGATATACTATTAAAAGAGCCTTTAGATATAACATGTTTTAGAAAATCGCCAATCGATTTAAATTCAGGCTCAGGTTCTAATTTCTTAATCTTAGCGTCTAAATCCTCATCAGATAAAGTTGAGAAATCTTTCTTAGAAGATGCTCCAGCGGTAATAAGCTTATCAAGTTCTTCGTCACTCAATGTAGAATAATCTCGTTTAGCTTTCATTTATTGAGGTTCCTTCTTCGAGCTTGTTCAGCTTTTAGTGCTTCTAAATCATCTTCTGTTACTTGATTATTTTGTAATTTGTCTTTAATTTTATAATTAAGTCTTGCAGCATTTGCACGTCGTCCTGCTTCTTGTAATTTTTCACCAATTTTATGTTCTACAGCAGTCCACGTTTCTTCATCAACAAGTGGCCTTAGAATTTTTATATCTGTCATGGCTTTTGTTGTCATGTCTCTAAGCGCTGGAACAGTGGCTCTAGCATTGGCTACTAATAAACGAAGGCCGGATAATTCTGGACTTAAACCACGGGCTGCTAGAAAATCAATTTGTTGTTGTTTGTTTTTTCCTTGCAATGCATCTTTTACTTGCGCTGGACTAAATCCAAAAACTGTTCTCGAATATGGCCCAAGCGCTTCCGCTATAAAGTTCTCCATATAATCCAATTCCGCTAATGATGCTTTTTGTTGGTTTACTTTTGTTCTATCGGCCGGTGTATTAATGGCAATGGGTTCAGGAGGATTTTTTGGATCAAAACCTTTTTCTTTCAACAAATCATCGACAGATTCACCTTCAGATAATCTTCTATTAGCCTCATTAGTATTATACCCAGCTCCAGCAAGTTGGCCCAAATCATTTATTTTGGCATCATTAGGCTCTTTCATCCAAGCATAACCTTTTTCTTGTTTTGCTCGTAATCTATCACGTGATTCAGCAGAATTTTCTAATACTTTTTGATGAGCAGCTTTTGCATCTAACATTTTTTGATATTGTTGTACTTCAGGTGTATCGCCCTCTTTCATTCTTTTTTGATTTAACCAGTTCTGTGTTGCAACATCGCCACTTGGTTTAACTTCAGTAGCTTGTTTTTCACCAGATAATTTTCTGATTAATGATTTCCTATAAAGGTCAACAAAATTTGGTTCAGCTTGTTGAGCTGGTTGTTTTCCAAAATTAATTGGCTCAACATAATTGCCGGTTTCATTTGGCTGTCTTGACGGTTCAGCTTGTTGAGCTGGTTGTTTTCCAAAATTAATTGGCTCAACATAATTGCCGGTTTCATTTGGCTGTCTTGACGGCTCAGTTTCATTCGCTGCATTGGTTTCAGGAGTTGAGGTATTGCCCATTCCTAGTAATTCTGGATTTGATTGTAATAAAGCTAATGCTCGTAGTTCAGGGGGTAGATTAGGCAATCGTAAAGCAGGATTTTTTTTATAAATAGCCTCTAATGCTGCTGCTTGCTGGTTTTGTCGGTTTAATGTATTAGTTGATGCCCCAAGATGCGACGTGTTAGCACGCTTATTTTGTAAATCAGCCAATGTGATATCACGCGCAAACTCAGCTTTAGGTGCATTAATCTTATTCTCAAGCTGCAGCTTAAGCAGGTTCTCAGCTAATGTTTTGGGCGTATAGGCCGCTTTGCCAGTCTCTTGAAAAGCCTTTAGTCCTTTGACGAAGGAATCCATGAAACTGCCTCTGCCTGTTGCACCTTCTGCTGATAATTGAAAGGGAACCTGTGGTAAGTTGATAGCCATAATTTATCCTTACATGAATAACCAAGGAGCTGCACTGGAAAGACCACTAAATAAATCTGACCAGTTATTAGCTTTACCTTTGTTTTCACCTTCTTCACCTGCATAGCCATATTGCGCTTTCTGTCCAGTTACATTCCCAAGGATGTCGGCATATTTCTGACCAGCTTCATTTCCACGATTTACTATACCTTCCTGACCGGTTAGACCTGTATTCATTATTCCAAGTATATGATTCATATAATCCATAAAATCTTGGTCTGCATAGCCCTCAGCAACTTTAGTAGCGTTTTCTTGATGGAAGGGGGTACCCAAAGTACCACCTTGTGCTGACGCGTTACTAGCAGCTCCTAAACCCTGTTTAAGCTTGAATTGGTAACCAGGTGATTCTTTATACCCTTCGCCTAATTTATTAAATGTTTCACCAGGATTGTTTGCTAATTGCTGATACAAAGCTTGTTGATTAGGTGCTGTATATTGGCCACGGTTAATTGCATCTTGATAATATGGATTTGTTTGGCCTGGTATTTGGTCTAAATAATTGTTGGCCTCAGTAGCAGGATTTTTTCCTTTACCAAGACCAAACAATCCAGCTATTCCTGATAAACCCGATCCTATTCCGCCAGCAATACCAAGATTCTTAAATATAGTGTTGTAATCAAAATTGTTTGTAGCCATAATTTTCTCACATCCTGTGATAGCTCTATTATATCGGTTATTAAGTTAATGTAACAGTTTTGAACAATGGTGGTGTTGTTGGGTATGTATTGTCATTACGTACCGCTATGACAACTTTATCTTGCGTATAATCACTGGGATGTTGCGAATAAAGGATGGTTCCCAACTGGCAAGTATAATAGCCCTGTTCATTTTGGTTATTCTGTATAATCGTTATATTCGAAGGAGACTGTGTTGGTGGTACTAGACCTTCGGGGCCTGCATTATTACGCAACTCCTGGATTAACTGATCCATAAATACTTGTTCAGTAGGTGTTCGCATTTTGTTGTCATCGACTACTGGCGATAGAGCGGGTAGATTAGGTATGTTCACTGATATATCTCCGCTACTCCGTCAAATAATACAAACCTGCCAAAACCCCAACATTGAATCATAATCGATGAATCATTAGCTATTCCAAGACGCAAATAATTAAACAACGATTTTCTATTACCTGTTGGATTCATATTGCGCCGTAATTGATTGCCCCAGTTGACCCCGCCATCTCTTGATATAGATAAATCTATGGCTTCCGATGCTAGTTGAAACTCATTGATGCCGCGATTCGCCTTTTGTTCTAAGCCAATCGGAATAAAGTTTTCTGTACCAATAATATTGCCGTCCTCACTACCTAGCGCGATCGGGTCTCCACTATAAAAGAATTTGGTTTGTATGGCATTGGGTTGTCCATTTTCCACCATAAAAGAGAGCGATTTGATAATATAATACCGCTGTGATGGTAATCGTAATGGAGGGCAAATTCTTATACGTGGTATTTGCCTAATATCATCGGCTGCATATTGGTAATTAGTATATTGGGTGCCAAATTCATATAAATTACCATCATTAAAACTAACGAAATAATACTGATTATTAAAAAATACGACCTTGCGAGCGATATGGTAATTTAGATTTTCATCGCTAACTGTGTAAAACTGGTTTAAATCAAAATCGTAAATATAGGATAGATTGTCAGTCTTAAATGTAAACTGGTAAAATAAATGACCATCTAGTTTGATTAGGAATCCAACGCAATCAGTAGGATCGGTTAGTCCTGAGAATTTAAAGTCTAATCCATCTGTTGAGATTTCTTTAATGCTATTGCCATCCGATACCATGATTACAGGGCCAGATTGCTCATTCGCTGCTAACCATACAGTGTGCTCGCCTAAATCAGCAATGGAGGCGGCATTTAAACAGCCATAATCTACGTTATAGGAATTCTGGCGGTTATAGGGAAATAAAGCTGCTCCTACATCCACCCAAGGTTCAACTACGTTGGAGCCAAACAAGAACAGAAGATTACCTTTACCAGGGAAAGGAACTGCCGCTTGTACCGTATCAGGCTTTGACTGCAAGGAACCTACATGCGATGAATCATTTGGCCAGACCGTACCATCATTAAAAGCTGATAATAACCAAGTTGACGTATTTAAACACGCTAATATAAATCGACCATTTTGGAATGATATGTACCCAGGGGATACATTAAATAAAAACGATGCTGTAAGCGAAAGTCCTGTAACAGTAGTGACAATATTTGTATTGTAATCGTAAACATAAATATTAACGCCATCTGTAATCGCTATTTGTCCGCCATTATTTTCAGCAATATAGACTTCACCATTCGTAGTTGCAATTGATAACAAAAACATTGTTCCTAATACTGACGATATTCTGTAAATAGCATCGCCCACTACAGCAATCATGATATTAGCGCGTGTACTAGAATATAATCCTCGGCCTACACCAGCAGGATTAAGTGTGATTTTATTAATGTAACCTGCATAATCTACGAGCGCACCATCGCTTATAATCATGTTATAGGTTTGTTCTTGCGATATCTTAGGATAGCGTCCGAATTTTGTACCGCCAACGATAGTTAATGGTATAGGTTCAATATTCTGTTTTGCATAAGGTGCTACCATACCAATCCTTGGTGTAAATATTATACAATATGCTAAAAAGGAAACCAACCGACGCTGAGGTTGACTGTTTGCCAATCCAATGGCGGCGCTCCTGAAAAGTACGTTTGCTGCCTAATTGACAAGTCAGGTGGTGATACATCCATCAGTTTCTTACGAATTTCTTCATATTTCTTTTGAGCCTGGTCTGGGAATGTAGCGCCCCAATCTGAACAGATATATTCAGCAAGCGCATAACGTAAATATTCCAGATAATATAAATCATACGTCTCTGACATATCGGTATTAAGCGCGACTTCTGTAAGTGCAAATTTTCCGTTTAACTTCATCTGATATACAGCGCCAGGTAGGAAATAGAAATACAAATTCATACCACCAAGCAGACGCTCAGCTCTAAAACTAAAGGGTAGATTTGCGATGCCATCTACACGAGGCGTACCGAAATAATCAAATCGAGTCATATCGGTCATTGAGTATCTAACCGTACCGATATTGAATGTCAGTGTATCAACATAGAGCAAATTAGGAATGTAGTACAATTCCTGGTTAGCAACGGTGTCAAATTCATAGTAAGTAAAATAAGGGATTAATCGTAAATCAGTATTCTTGAAATCTAGCAATGCGTTAAGCAAAAATAACCCATCACTTATTTGGTCAGCATTTGGAGTCTGCAAATCACGGGCTACAATTTGCGATAGGTAAAGCGCTCTTGTAATAAGCGTTTGCGCTGTATAGGCCATGATTGCAAATCCTTATGCAATTTGTATAGTTTTATAATGATAGACAGGATGAAGTTATAAAGCTGTCTATCATTATCATTTAAGTACTACTGTGCTAACTACAAATCGAACTGATAACCAGCAACATTAATAGCTACTGCATCCGATGCATTCGCTTCTTTATAGTTAATAACAGGTGAGGCAACAGTTGAAATTACAACAGTTTGCGCCATTAACAAACTATTAGAAGTCACCGCAATAGCAGCAACTTGACCTGTGATTGTAATCGCATCACCTGTGGCATTTCCTGGTTGCATTTTCAGCGTATTGCCAGCAGTAGCAGGTACATAGGAGGTTGAAATCCAAACTGGTCTTTCAACTGATGCAGGAACTAATGTTATTAAATTAACATTAGTATAAGTTGTTCCATGACCTGCTGTGATAGCAGTTGCTTGAGGCGCATCGTAGAAAAATGTTCTTGCGGAACCAATACCTGCTGTCCAGTAACCCAATAAGAAATGCGAACTTGCATCCGTTGTTACATACCCTATTTTACCAAATACACTATAACCAAACGGCAATAATGGTGTAGTTTGGTTAAGGGATATCATGCAACCACTTAAATTTGAAGTAACGGGATCGCCAACTAAATACACGGCATAAACCTTGCTAGCACCTAGGGTACCGGTATCTAAACCATTAAGACCTGTAGTGGTCGCATCAATTACAGCAGCCGTTAATAAGTCAATTTGGAAAGTCTGAGTGCTATCAATCATTGTTCCAGTAGCAATATCAAGTTTTGTATTAGGAGTTGTTGCATCATTGCTAATGCCAAGACCATTAATGTAGAAAAATGGTATTTGGCCATATTGTTTGTAAGCTTGTGGGATTGTCATAATAATCGTCCTATAATCCGTTATTTATTAGTATAAAACGCCCTGTTTCCAGGGCATCTGAACTACAAAGGAAAGCACATACGCATTGCATTCTCAGCCACCATGGTGCTACCCCAAATTGAGTCACGTACATAGGCACGGTTGTTTAACCCGAATTGAGAACCCCAATAATGTCTGATTGATGCACCTGAATCTTCATCACGCATATTAACTGTGGTGAAAGGTGATTCATCAGGCAATGTAGGCATAGCTAAATAGAACTGATTACCAGACATCATGCAACCTGCCAAGTGACTAGGAACAGGTGTTACTGTCATGCCCGCTTGGATTACGTTGTTAATGTTTTGGTTTTGGTTTTGTGCTGACACTAATCCAACCCCATTAATAGTCTGAATAGTTACAGTAACCGTTCCACCTACAGTAGCCGCATTTGCAATTGCTCTAAATTGTACCGGCTGACTTGAAGGCACATGACCGATAAAGGTTAAAAATCTCATGTTAGGTTGACCGGAAACACCATCATTGAACTGGAATAAATCACCAGACTTAATAGCATTTGCATCAGTACCGCCTGTAGGCTCTGTAAATGTAATCTGAGTTACGTTTTGGCCAGTAGGATCGTTAGTAGATACTACAGTCATCACGTTGTTAGGAGGTGTCGCATTAGCTATAGTTCCAGATACATGTATTGGCAGCAGATTGGACGTATACCACTCAGTACCTGTAAATTTGCCTAATTCCCAGTATTCAGCATCTTCATTATTTCGATCCATAGCGAATTGATTTAAGCCAGTACCGATAATGGCTGGAATTCTATCGACTGGTAATACAGCGCGCATATCATGACGAGCCGCACCAAATGCTTCAAAATTGGCAACCATTTGCGCTAATTGAGTATAACTATTGATAGGTGTTACACCATTACCAAAGAATCTGAATGGGCCTGAATTAACTTGCAACGTACCAAAACCTGCATTTTGTGGATCGTTAATTGTGACACCTGACACAAAGTTCTTTAAAATATCTTGTTCAATCAGTGTGCCCAGTTCTTTCATTGCGGACATACCAAAACGTTCCATGTAGTCCCGAACGTTAAATATGAATTGTTGATCGGTGTAAGCGGCTGAAACGTTAGCTGCTTGTGAGCATATTAATGATTGCAGACGTTGAACTGATGGTTGCTCAGTAATCACAAGTCCAGTATAAGAAATATACCTAGGAGTTGTATCAAATGTAACCGTATCGCCCAAATTTGCTACAAGATCATTGAAATTGCGAAATTTCTTGTTAGTAATGTTAATCGCAACAAATTCGTTTAATAACCATGCAAGCTCAGCCTTTTGGTAAGTTTGCACGTTCTGTAAAATATTTACTGGTGTAGCCATGATATCAATCTCCAAAAATCCAGATAAGGAGATAGACGGGCTATTATCGTTTTATTCCCTGCGCCTAACGCTTTTTAAGCATCTTGCGAAAGTCTTTAACCGACATTGAACCGCTGTCTATTCCGGCAGTTAATGAAGGTTTGATTTGAGACATGGGATCACGAACTTGTGCATCTTGTGCTTTGGCGTCCTCGTTCTGCTTAATCGATTGACTTAATGAAGCCATTGCTTTTCTAGCAGCGTAGGGTTGAGAGACAGACAGATTTAAAAGTTGGTCGAGTTTCGCTGGGTTATCGACTACTTCTTTCATAATATCGCCTGTATTCTCTACAGCATTCGCCATTTCTATAAAAGCGTGCATTCTTGGGTCTTGATAATTAAGCTGATTGAGTTCTGCTTCGAGTCCAGGATATTTTTGTTCAGCAGCCTGCATCTTGCTAACGAATGTGTTAACTAGACTGTCAGTTTTATATTGCTGGATTTGTGCTTGGAGTGCTTCGGGCGCTTGTTCTGCAATCATACGTCGGACTTCATCATGTGATAGACCTGGAACTTGTGGCATCCCGCCTAACCCTTGTGATTGACCCGCTGGTTGTTGCATGGGGGCTTGTGGTGCTTGGGCAATTTCTTGCTGTTGTTGCTGTTGCATCATCGCGTCCTTTCGTCCTTTTTCATAAGCTCGTTCACGTTCCCGCTTGACCACATCCGATACCTGGCGTTGATTAAACTTAGGTACTTGTTCAGGGTCTTCTGGTTCTGCATTACTTGCTTGTGGCTCTCCTAACACCAATTCATCCTGAATCGGCTCATGTTCTCCATTAGTCATTAATCAAATCCTTCTGTTCCTGACTATTGATATCGCGTCACCGTGACACATTCTTTAACGTTAGAACGAGACGGCTATTTTGTCCTCGCATAGCTGCGTGATAATTTACTGTAGTTGTTTGGGTGATTATTTGTCAATGTTTTGGTTTACTGTTCAGTTTTAGGTAGTTTAGGTGGGCTGTTTAGTATGTCCAGCGTTGTGATGGTGTGCGCATGATTTGCAATGTGGATTCATGCTACATACCTTTTAGATTATCCAATGCTTCTGAGTATTTACATTCTATAGCTTTACTGGCTTGTATAATCTCTACATCTTTGATAATTTGTTTAACTTTACGGAGCATATTAATGCTTGTTTTTATATATTCCTCGCTATAACTACTATCCTTTATATCCAACTCTACTAGATTAATAATATCTAAAAGGGTATCGCTGTTAATCATCATTTCTTTTTCTTCTTAGGAATTTTAACACCTGATTTTCTAGCTTCATTCAATGATGCTGCAATGGATTGATTACGCGGATGACCGGCTTTTTCCATCTCTTTAATGTTATGACCTATATTCTTTTTACCTGGCAATAGCGGCATCTCTAGCTCCCTAGTTATCAAATTGCGCACGTATCCTGACTTACCCCATACATAGTCAACAACTGTCATGATGACTGCTCACTTAAGGCAATACCAATATCATATTTTTTTGGATACAAATCGTGCCCACATAACCCAGTTTCTACAGTAGGATAATGGGTGTTTTTTTTTATAATAGGTTGAGTTACTTTGTCCTCTCCTAAAAACCTACCCATGGTTATATTTTTACTCGCCCGTACTTGCGTATTGTCATATGTCCAACACTCGCCAGTCTCATTAATAAACAGTACCCATTGTAGGTTATGCTCAACGCCATTATCAATAACAAGATGAGCTAAGCCCTCACCTTTAGGGCAGCTCATTGGCAATGGTGGATCTAATTGTAATATCATCCCTAGTTCCTCAAGCTACTTGCCTTGACCATTTTTTTAACCAGTTTTTTATCTTCTTTAGTATCCTCATGACGTGACTCCTTTTTAGTTTTTTTAGTGGATAATTTCATCTTAGATTTTGATTTGTCATTCATAAACGCTTTCATAATAAGTCCTTAATATTTAATGGTTCATCTAAGCGCGTCCATTGATTGCTGAAATCTGTACGACGATTTAAATAATATTGCTTATAGTCATTTGGGATCTTATGAATAAGTGACTCTTCAAACTCACGTAATTTCCGGTTAAATTCTGTACTACGATGAATATAACCTGGAAAATTACCGTAGTTATTTGGCTTTGTTGTATTTGTCATCGTTTTTTTTTAGCTATCTTTCGCGCCGTTTCTGCTAGTACTGCTTCTTTTTTTATTATCCTATCGTTGCTATTTGCAGCTTTTGATAGTTTTTTAGCTGGAATCTTACTGCCTTCCTTAACCCCTAACTCGCGGTGCAACTTGCCTTTATTTTTACTAAAGGCTTTTTCCATCCATTTGCCATCATCTTTAGTATCTTTAGCCATGATTAGATTCCCCTATAGGCGCTACAACTGGTGTAACGTTATTGCCGTGTACTTTACTTTCTGCAAATGTTATAAATTTCTTGGCAAGAACTTCTAGTTCACCAATAATTAGCGCTTGTATTTGAGGTTCTTGGGATAATAAATAGGCCTCAAACATGGATATCACTTTGTCACCAAGTACGTTCATAAGCATCAGGTCTCTTCTTGTATATTTTATTACTATTAAGGCGCTTTATGCGCTTTTCTTCAGCAATACCACGCTTCCCTTTTGTATTCTTACTGTACAATAATATAGATAATCTCTCTGTAAATCCTTCTGATTGCATTTTAGGTACATTGATTTTGTCCCTGTTCGCCATGAAATCACCTCGCTTTAGTCCTGTCATATAGGTTCTTCATAATACGTTGTCGCTCCGGAGTGCTTGCGCCTTCCGTAAGTTTATACATTGATTTATGTATCTGCTCATTGTTAAATCCATCACGTTCAAGCTTGGCTATTCCACCTGGCTGTTCAAAATCACGCAGCGTAGGATTGTATTTTGGTTTCGTCATTGTTAGCTCCTACAGTTATAATGTTTACATTTTCAATCACAGTCGCATCGTTCAATGCATTTAAGTATCTTAATAATAGTTTTTTCTCTTTCTGTTCCTGTTTAGACGGGTACCTATCTTTTAATGCATCAAGTCGTTTAATTAGCAGGTCAATTGCTTCATTCTTTGTATAAAATATTGCCGTTTTGTGCAGTAGATACGGGTAATCTTTTACTTTATAGGTGGATCGTGATTTTTTCATTATTACCGTATGAAGTAATTTATATTCAGTATTAGCTACTGCCCACACGGTATCGCCACGTTTAAAGATATATTGTTTTTGTTTGTCCTTATTCTTCATTGGTTATTTCCCTTCTGTTTGTAGCCTTGGCCTCACGCTGCGCCATGCTCATTTCATGGTGCAAGCGTACTGATTCTCGTATAGAGTTATGATGATCCATTTCTTGCGCATGCTCACGTTCCTTGACGGCGGCCATTTTAGCTGCTGAATCTAGCGCATGTGTTTCAAGGCTTGTTTGCGTTTCCTCAAGGCGCACGGCGCTGTCTATTTGAGCCTGGGATACCTTGGCTTCTGCTGTAAGTATCTCGGAATCGGCGCGCTCTTTCTCAATAGCAAGACGTGCGATTTCAAACTGATTTTCTATTTGGTCTTGTTCAATAGTGTGTTGTACTTTTTGCAATTCAGCTTGTGCTCGTACCATTTGTGGCTGTTGCATCGCCATTTGTTGTGCAGCTTGCATTTGCTGTTGCTGTTGTTGTTGCTGAATTTGCTGCCATTGTGGTACCGCTTCTTCTAGCTCGTCGGCTCCGTGTATCGTCAGATTCTTAAGCAATATTGGCAATCCAACTGATGAATTCATGAACTTATTGAACTCTTCTGATACACCCATTAGCGCTATCATTTGGGTTAAAGCTTGGTTTTTCTGTACCTGAAAATTTACACCCGCTTCAATGTTGACGTGTATTGCGCGCTCATCGAAATCAAGATACGGCGCGCCTTCCTGGTTAACTAGCTTTGAATCCTTCTCGCCTTTCTTGTTTACTACAGGGATTGATCGTTTACCGACTATGTACTTGGGCATTAAGTCAGCAAGCATATTGCCAATGTGAGCAAGGGATTGTAGATAGCCGATAACATACGGCATTGCAGCAGCATTTCCGACGCTTGCAGATTCAATAACAGCTTTCCCAGATAGGTCATTGTCGTTTTTCCCTAGGTTGGATGCATAGGAGCCTAAAATAGTTTGTGTGGTAGCCTCGGTATTCATGAATGTGTTCATAATCTCGGGAGGCGCTGGTGGCGTTACTATCTCGCGTATAGGGTTATGTATAGGTTTATCTGGGTTATTCTCACTATAGGCATTGACTACCACTGTATTGGCTTGTTGTATATTACGTAATGCTTTGAGGTAATCTTCTTCTTGTGGGAGAGCTTCCTTCATTACAATAAACTTATGCTGTACTAGATTTTCTAGGTAGTTCGCTAGTGACTGTCCGGCAAAGTTCTTTAAATCTTGCGAGCCTTTTGCGTTATAAACATAGGGACGCGTCATTTGGTAAGTAGTGTTGGAATTATCTTGCGTTAGGATTACTGAATTACCATCAAAAAACACATGGGGTAAAAAGCTATAATCTGTTTCTTCATATTCTAGGATATCGCATTCTAAGAATACGTAACGGCAAATTGTTTCGAGTTCAGTCCAGCGTGAAGTAATAATGATAGGTATCTGCTCTATAAACTGCCGCTCTAACCAATAGGCTTGTAGTTTCTTATAGTTCTTATCAGTGATTACTCGGCCGTTAGATAGCTTATGTATACGTGTACGCTTTCGCTTCTTCTCATAGTAGTCACATAACAGGACTATTTTTTGTTCCTTAATATCCTTATATGACCAATTAAAGCCTTCTATTTCCCTAGTAAATGACATACGTGATATATCAACGTTAGGGTATTCCCTGGCAAAGTCTTCTACTGTTTTAGGATAGATTTCAAATGACCAATTGCCATCGCCTTTATGTGATGCGCGTGCCATTGGGTCAAAGCCACACATCGTGGGGTCAAATGCCCTAGAAAGGTATATCTGTTGGTCTAATGACATAGAATTGGTGTAATCAGTATAAACTTTAGCCACTGAAAATCCGCCTGTTAGCAAGTCCTTATAGACTTCATAGGCAAAGTTGTCTTTATTGGATTCATAGAGAATATGACGGATATGACCTTCAACAAGGTCAAGTACTTGCGGTTTTACTGGTGCTCCATCGGAGGGTGATACTTCAATACTGGGTTCATGCTTTGAAAACTCACCTAGTAGGCGTGAGCAGTAGGACTCCACGATGTTAAATTCTACTAGTGGCTTGTGTTGCTTTTGAAGTAATGCTTTTTGTTGTTCGCTAACCGTTGTCTTATAGGTATACTTGCGATAATCATGATAACGCTTGTAGTTTTCTTTAAAATATAAGTACGACTTGCAAACGTTGTCTTTCAACCGTGCAAGCTGCGCGTATTGCGAATGCGGGTTAGGTAATTCCTTACCCCTAGTAGTCTGAACCATAATAGAGACTTTCCTTAGCCTTCAAAAATTCATCCTGAATTTTCATTATTGTAGCAGCGACACTGGCTGATTTACTATCAATTTGGTGCAGTTTTGCAGGATAGGCAAATGTTAATGCTAAGGCATCGGCTTCATCGCTTGACCTTATGCCACGTCGTTTCATATCCTCTTTTGCTTCTAGTACTAGCCTCGTATTGGAATCGAACTTATATTTTACACCGCATAAGTCCGCGTGAAGTGAATCCGAGTCGGGTATTTTTGATGGTTCATCGAGCAACCACAATCGCATTTCTCCCCACATCTCAGCGCGTTTGTTTTTATACTTGTTACTGTCGAATGGTTTTGATCCAGCATTGACCGGAACCACCAATTGTTTATAGCCGAGCTCATTAAGCCTATCCACCACACCAGCGCCAAGGCCGCCAACATCAACAAAAACTTTTTCTGGGTGTTCATCTTCTATAATCCTTACTACTAAACCTGTAACTTCCATTGTATCGCGCTTAATGTACGATTGTAGATTAAATGCAACCCTACCTTTGCGCCTTATGATTGATGTTCTATCATCACCAAAACGTGCTGGATCAACGCCTATATACAGTCGGCCATAGGGCTCAACGTTAACGGCTTTGCGCGCTTTGAGGACTATATCAGAATCTATATAACTATCTTCACCCGTTAACTGAAAGGCTTCTACGGGGTTACATGGGTATTCTTGTTTGAATGCTTTCTCACCGTCTACACCACTAACTGATAGTTCCGCTATCTTAAAACGACGCCAGTTTATTTGTGTATCTGTGAGCAAATATTGACGTTTAAGTTCACTTTCCTCGGCGGTTGGGCTAAACGATTTATCTATAGGTTTATGGTATTTTGTTTGCCAAAACCATGGGACAAACACGGCTATGAATTCTGATTGCCCAGCTTCCGCACGCTGCCATTGTTGATGATAGTAATTACCTATACCGTTAGCGGTTGATTCAAGGATTATTTCTGTACCTGGTAAGCCTGGCACGGCTTGCATGATACCTTTTGCATGTTCATTGGCATTTGCCCAGAAAGCAACTTCGCTACCGTGCAATAACTGGATGGTACTTGACCTACCAACGGCTTTGTTTTCTGCTGTACCAAGTTTATAGCCCGAATCGAGCTCACCGAATACCAATTCCTTAGCATTTGATGTGGTAACCGCAGGCTTAACCAGAACTGGGGTATTATCATAATAACGTTGCGCCATTTTATATAGATTTTGTGTGGCATCCAGTGCATGCGTAAGAATGAATGCTTGCATACCTCTATTGTGTGTAACGATATGATAATACCGTGCTCCTACATAGGTGGAGCATCCTTGCTGACGTCCCTTTAGCACAACTGCACGCACGTTCCCTGTGCTTTCCTTTTGTGCCTGCAACCTGGCGTGTATAAACTTTTGAGCAGCATTAAACTCAAAGGGTACTACACGCCCTGATTCACTGCGTATCTTAAGACACTTTAAGGCGTAGTGTGATAAGTCATTCTTTAGTCGTTGTCGTATCTTTATTTCGTCGGGTGACATCCTGTCTGCCTTTCGTTTGATTCGATTGATTGATTAGATTTACAGTATATTCTATGCTTGCAATCTTAAGCGCTTGGTTTGCTTGGATCTCCTGCCTATCAGCTTCGGACTTTTTATAGCTATTTTCAATGTTCTGCAATATTCTTTCCACAAATTTACCGTGGTGTTCATAAGTAGCGGCTAGTAAATCGGTGTAACGCGCAAATTCTGCACTAAAAAACTGGATACGTTTATCGCATTCTACATTGATTAGATGTTTTATTTGCTTTTTAGTTAAAAATATCATAAGTACTCCAACTTTATCTTATCTGAGTACGTGTGAATGAACTTTATCATATAACCTCCTTGTAACTACATTAACTACACTTGTTACCTTAGGTTTGATTATTACAATAACCAGACTTAGTGACTACAAAATGAGCTAAGTCATTGTTTTATCTTCATAAATACCAAATACCAATTTGGTAGATATTAGTAGTAAATTAGTACTAACAAATTGTGCATAAATTATGCTGGTATTTCGTGCTTAATATATACAGATTGTATATAGCCGCTGTGTTCTACTCATTATATATATGTACGTGCGTGCGCTACTCTAGTTCTTTGAGTGCATCCTCATGTTTAATAGTCACCGTTGTTTCCGTTTGAATCTTATCGCCGTACAATCGTGGCGCTAGCTTAGCAGCCAGCCATTTGCGCGTGTCTATCCTAAGCTTTGCTCTTGTTACACGGACATTATTAACAAACATGTTACCATCAAGGTCAACGCTATCATCTTCGGAGCTATCATCACTGATGGTTATGATTTCATCGACTAGCAATTCTACCTGCCGCTGCTTAGCTCTCGCGTACATACCAGCAAACTCAGCATTCTTATATCGCCACTCGCCAATCGTCACATCATCCGGCATATCATCAAACATTTTACACAATGTTGGCAATCCCACACTATGAGTAGCAACGCGCTCACAGATTAATTCAGCAAGCTCAGTAGTATAAATAGATTTACGCCCTACTTTAGCCATGGTGACCCCGTAATTTATTATGCGCGTTATTTGCTTTAACAGGGTTGAGATGCAATGTTTTTTTAGGGATAGGGTTGGTTGTAACTGGTTTATCAATAACTTGGGTTGTTATAACAACGGGAGGTGATTCATCAGGCATACATACAATACAAGGCTCGAAAAAGCCCCCAAACCCTCGGACTCGGCGCATATCATTACAATTTAAACATTTATACGGCATGTAACACTCCTTGTACTACCTGTACGGATATTATAGCAATCGTGTAGAGATAGGCAAGAAATATCTACTCCACACCCACTATTAACATAGTTATACACCGATTTTGTGGATAACTGCAATCTTTTATAGATAATTACAAAATTAGTTTGCATTAAAGTTTATTTTGTGTATACTAGCGGAATCAGACACAAACAACGGGGTACAACATGACGGTAATACTATTCATAGCATTTTACATATTTATATTTAATCTTTAGGAGCTAACCATGAAATCACTAGCAGCATTAAAACGAAACGCAAAAAACTATACTTGGTCAATGTTTAGAACTAATTCGTTCTTCATTCCAGAAATACCAGACTTTCTTAAGCAATATCGTAAGGTCACGCGAGTGCAAGCAGATAGGCTAGCATTTGCCACGGTTAAGGATGGTCTTACAAGCGAGTCATGGATAACGTTCCCAAAAGCAAAGCAGTTGAGATTGTCGAAGATCAAATTTTCGATCGTCAATCATATTTCGTAAAGTTCACGCAAGATAACGGCACATTTATCGAATATCACTTACTACCAATACAAGGTGCTTGATTATGAAAATAGGCAAAATAGTAAAATCTGAATTAAAGCAAGCATTTCCCCAGATTAAGTTTAGCGTTACCAGTGATTACAATTGTGTGCTTGTTAGCTGGACGAATGGAGTAACAGTCGCAATGGTTGAAGCAATAACTTCAAAGTACAAGCTAGGACACTTTGATGGCATGACAGACAGCTACGAATATTCAAATCGTCGTGATGATGTACACCAAGTAGATTATGTATTTTTAAGTCGTGACATTAGCGAAGACGTTTACAAAGCAAAGTTTGTTGAATATAAAAAATATTACCATGATTGGGAAAATTTGAATGATATGGACGATAACTCAGTTCATATGCAAGGTTATAACCCACGCGGTTTTATACGTCATAAATTATCTGAGGAATGCTTATGAAATACCAAATAATCGATAGTGTGCGCGTCAAGCGCACGAGGTTTGAATTGCTAACGGATGGATTTATTTATCACGTAGCAAAAATAGTGGGTGAGCGTGTTACTTTTTTATATAGCAGTAGCAAACACACCTTAGCGCTTAAATTTTATGAACGAACAATAGGAGCGAATTAAATGAAGATAGAAAAAATACTTACCCAAAATCGAAGAGATTTTACTGCTTATTTTAAATGCGAGCACTGTGACCATACACCAATTTTAAAAGGTTACGATGATTCATATTTTCATAATGAAGTCATTCCAAAAATGATATGTGAACGATGTGGTAAACAATCTCCGGAAGATTATAGGCCATTAACGACAAAATATCGCGACGGGGAACAAATATGACAATTCCATGCAGAATTACCGATGAGCAAGTATTGCCCACGTGGATTCATAAGGCACAAACTTTGGGATGTGTGCTTATAGTGATGATTAGCAGCATAACAAGGATGTTTAATTACATAACGTTGTAAGGTGTAGAACAAATGAATAAATTTAGCATTGGCGAAATAGTATATATCCTAAGGTTTACCAACTCAGGCGTGACTATCACTGAAAGCCTATTAACAAAGTGCACTATGAGAGATTATATCAATGGCAATAATTGGACTGTTAAACCCATAGATTTTCTATATGATTATACCTATCAGGCAGTAATCACACGTAGAAAAGACGCTTATCAATATGTATTATTACAATTGGAGGATGTTGAGCAATCCATAGAGGAACGTTATATATTTACGACTCACAAATACGCACATGATTATCTATCAGCCTATGTGCAAGAACTAACAATAGAGGATTAGTATTTAATATGGATATTATAGAACTAAAACAAACAGCAATTGTGCATCAATTAGCATACTATTTAGCAGATAATATTAGAGAATGTATTGCCACTGATTATTTAACCTATTATTGGCAAGATAATGTGTGTACATTCTCACCAGAAATTACTCACTACAGACACGTGACTTATAAAGAAAATGTACTCGATATTCCACTACAAGATTTTATATCTTTAGGGGCGATATATGAGCTATATTTTGACGTAGGTTCCGGCGCTGAATTACATATAAATAGTATAAGTAATGTGATTGCTATTATTGAATGCTATTACCTAGATTTTCAACATAAACTTAAGGATAAAAATGACCCCAAATAAAAATGATGTTATAGAAGTAACTACTAATACTATTGACGATGAAGATCAGTTTCAGATTATTCGCGATCAAGCTATTAGGAACAAAGCCTACCTCATGAAACAATTTGATCAAATTTTGCACGCTATGAAAAGTGTTAATCATCAAGAAAAACAACATGCAATCATGGTTGGGACTATTATACTGCATCTTGCTAAGCAATTTACCGGGATTATGATTGAAACTTTTCACAAAATGGAATGTGAACGCTTATCCTGGGATGAAGTAAAAGCTATTATAATCGCTGATATACAAGAAGACTTGAATTGTATTGTCCTTAAAACAGCATCAGACCTAGAACACTAGCAAAGTGCCCTATAAACGCCATATTTGCGTTTTGGGGCGTTTTCACACAAACCCTATGCGTAGATACTAAATTTATCTAAACGGCTTCCTTAGAGTAAATTTACTGGATTTTATCGCATTACTTACCACGTTCTTCGGTTTAGAATGTCGTTTATGGTCTTCTACAAACAATGTATCTCTGCCATTCGCATAATCAGGCATTCCATTATCTCGCCAAAGCTCTATATGTGCCGCAAGCGCCTCGATAGGCAATTCCCCGTTCAACATATCGCACTTGTCGTGATCGTCCAACAGGCGCGTGCTGATTAGCTCAGCTCTAACGCATAGCATCTTTGCTAGCTCCCTTAACAAGCCTTTGCAATGCTCTACCGATAGGGGTATTAGTCGGGAACTGTCCATATTCTGATAATCCTATTAATTGCCGTATCACTGGCATATTTTCAGCTAACCCCCGTAAATGCGCATACTGCGGAAGTATTCCTGACTTTGGCGGATGGTCCATATCCATATCAATAATCATGTAAACACCCTATCTTGCATTGCGTTTTTGTTGTTCCTCTCGGTTAAAGCGTATATTTCGCTCAATGCGCTCTTGGGCGGTTTCTTGTTGTTGGTTTGTGTTGATAGAAGTAACAGTCGATTTCCCTTTTGTGATGATTTCGCCGAGATACTCGCCTTTACGCAGGTAGGAAGCAGGTGATTTTATGTATTGCAGGTCTTGCCATTGGGTGTGTTTTGCTTTGCGTAGCTCTATATCGGCAATAATCACGTTAAGTCGTTCGTCGTCTTTGCCTACAATGGTTTTAAATGCTTTGTATGCATCACCTGGATCTTGTTTTTTTGGGTAAGCATTGTAGAAACGCATAAACCGTGGGCATTTTTGGTGTTCATGGGTTTTAGAAGACTTATTCACAGTCGTTGATTCGTCAGAATCGACAAGTGTTTTATTATTTTTAATTTCTTTATTTATATTCTTATTATTATAGTCGCATGGATGAGACGTTGAACGTCGCATGGATGAGACGTTGACGTCGCATGGATGAGACTTTGGTGCAATTTCTGCACAATCAGTTTCTATAAGCCTTTCTGGGCGTACAAGATACCGTTTTCCATTTATTTTACGTCGAATGAGTTCGTTGTGATTTTCAAAATAATTAAGTGCTCGATAAACTTGCGCTCTCGATAGCTTTGTCCGTTCACACAACGCCTCTTCAGCAAGAAAGCAGGTTTTATTATGGTTCCAAAATTGAAAGATAGTCTCATATACTCGGAGGAAGCCAATGCTTAAATCAGGCAAGTCAATAATATGGGATGGGACAATAAAAAAAGCAGATTGATAAATAGGGGTGTTGTTATTTAGTTCAGACATGATATAATGCTCCTGTGTTGTATGTTGTGCAGCACATTGTTGTATGTGTTTGTAGCACATTGTTGTTGTAGTAATAATTATTATTCTGGGCAGAACGTAATTATTAGTAGTCGAGGCAGGATGCCTCAACCTCTCTATTATGCCTTAATTATAGGGAACTTAACAGGAGTATTAGCTTGTTTCGATAGTCATAACATAGTCTTTGTAATCCTTTCCAAGACGGGTTGTACCAAATCCACCAAGCGCATTTTGAAAAGCGATATATACATCCCCTGCTAATCCCTTATCCTCAAAATCAAAAATAACCGGAGCCATGTGCGGTGAGTTAACATATATTGTTATCCGTGAGATTAACTTTTGCTGGCAATATATGTCTTCCACAAATGAAATTGACGCAATTAAATCGGCATTAATTATTGAAGTATGCGATGATATATTAATATCTAAAAACATGATAATTTCCTTATATTATTCAAAGAATTTCAGGTAAATAAATCCACTAATTATACCAAATCCAAGCCCACATATTACCATATCCAAGCCATGTAAATAGGTATATATCCATGGATATATTAGGCCACATATTCCAATACTAAACCATGTACACCCTAATAATCGCATTAAATATCCCCTATTGTTCTGTTAAACCATCGGCACTTGTTAATATAATTTTTTCCATTATATCTTGCATAAATTTATCTAAGTTATTGAAAAAATAATCCACATGTTTGTGCAGTAATAGTCCGACCATTAACAAATGTTTTAGCTCCAATTCATTATTTAATTTCGCGTTTAAGTCAATTTGTTCTATCATTTTCATAACCATGTTTGCTATACTTACAAGCTTAGAATGTACTTCAAGAATCGATATTGTTTCCTCGTCTATTTTACTATCATTAATCATCATTGTTTCCTTGTTTAATAGAACGTTTTACACCAATTAAACCCTGTCTATAAGTTAGTTTACCAATATTATCTGGGATTAAATGCACTGAATCAGCAGCCAGTATTCCATTAGTATAGATATGGATTTTAAGTTGATGAACTGCTGGAAAGGTTGCTTTCCTGCGCCAGTGGTCAAAATTCTGAGGTGATATTCCTAACGCTAAGCATAATTTGTATTGTGAGCCAAAATGTCCCACTGCCTCTTCTAATGTCATAACAAACCCCTACTCATATAATGATAGCAATACTATACACAAAAAATGCTTGCATTAAAAGTTATTTTTGATATACTAGCTAAGTCGGGTTTAACAAGGATGATAATGTACTACACAGCACTTGAAATTGAATGTTTTATTATTGGATTCATTGGTGGATTAAGTGCGCTTACCATTGCCATGATAGGGCTAAAGCAATATTTTACCAGGCAATACATGCGTTATGCGAGACGTAGAAACAACATGTCACAAGACCAGAAAATAAAGAATCATAATATACATTTGAACATCATACATAAAGATATGGGTGATATGCGCAAAGATATTTATGATTTATTTCAAGAAGTGGAGGTTTTACACCATGCAAAAGACTGATGAAGCGCTCCTAGGCGTATTTAGTATTACAAATGATGATTACCATAGCTCTCCAGGGGTATCACGCTCTATGTTAATGCTTATGGAACAATCACCCTTACACTACTGGCATCAATACATTAACCCTGATTTTATAAAGCCTGAGCCTACTGAACCGATGGTATTTGGATCGGCAGTACACACGGCTGTTCTTGAACCGCATCAATTTCATGACCAATATTATGCCTTAGATAAGATAGACCGACGTACTACGGCTGGCAAAGCGCAATATGCTAAAGCCATGGCTGAGAGTGCAGGCAAACAACTGCTATCTTGCGAGCAATACGACGCTATTAAACAAATAAATACTACAATACATAATAATGCTGAAGCACGCCAACTCATAGACTATGGAAAAATAGAGCGTTCTATCTACTGGCAAGACCCTGATACTGGTCTACTATGCAAATGCCGTCCTGATATCTGGCATGATGACATGATTATTGACCTTAAAACTGCTAAAGATGCGACATTTCGAGCCTTTAGGAATGAGACATTTTCACGCGGCTATCACATACAAGCAGGAATGATACAGGAAGCGTTGCGCCATGCTTGTAACAAAGAAATGTATAACTTTGTTTATCTAACGATTGAGAAAACGCCTCCCTATGCCATTGCGATATTTATACTGGATGAGGAGGTTATAGAGCATGGTGTACAGGAATTCAAACGGTTATTGCAGCGGCTTAAGCATTGTAAAGACGCTAATATATGGCCAAGCTATGAGACTAGAACACTAACACTGCCAGGATATTTTAAATACGAGGTGATTGAATGACCTTGATTAGAGACGTTGCTCTGGCCGAATTAGTAAGACTTAAAAAATTATTTATCTGTTGGGTTTGCGGCTATATCTCAAACATTGAAAAACAGCATTATCAAGATGGCTGTATAAATTGCCTGGAGAAAAAAGAATGACTAACGAACTAATTGCATTACAAGAAGAAAATGTGGAGCTTAGAACAAAACTTCAAATGGCCTCCTTGCAAATACAAAAAACGTCTCGCCTAGAAGATAGTTTGTTTTCCCCGGCGTTATACGAGCACTACTCTAAAATAGCGCAACGTTTTTCTAGGTCAACGCTTATTCCAAAAAACTATATTGGCAAGCCTGATGATATCTTTATTGCCATGGCCATGGGCTACCAGCTAGGCTTCAGTGTCGAGCAGTCATTGCAGGATATTGCTGTAATCAATGGGCGTCCATGCCTATGGGGTGACGGTTTATTGGCTCTAATCTACGCGCATAATCAGCTAGAATATCTTACTGAACACCAATTGCTAGATAACAAAGGCAATGTGATAGGCGCAGCATGTACAATCAAACGCAAAGGACATCCCGAACACATTGAAAACTTTACAATAGAGGATGCTAAGAAAGCTAATCTCTGGGGCAAACAAGGGCCATGGTCACAATACCCTAATAGAATGCTTAAGATGCGTGCACGGTCTTTTGCGGTGCGTGATAAATTCTCTGATGCATTGCGTGGTGTTAAAGTAGCTGAAGAGGTTATGGATTATATCGATGCGGAACCAGTCCAAAAATCTGCCACAAGAGCTTCAAATAAGCTAATGGAATTATTGCAAAACAAGGAATCTAGTCATGCTAATGCGACTTTGCAAACCACTTCGATTACTGTTCCAGTGCTGGTTGAGCCGCCGTATAGCGAAGATTCGCCGCAAGCAATTAGTGACATTCAGCCCGAAGAAATGGGCAAAACTAGAACAAAAAAAGATAACACTCCAGATCCAAAAGATGCGCTCCCAATAACTGATGAGCTATTAGACGAGGTTTCAGGGTTACTACAGGAAAAGCCCCTAGATAAAGACCGTATGGATAGTGCAATGCGCTATTTTGAAGTGACAGCTATTGAAGATATGACCATCGGGCAGGCTAAACGGTTTATTGAGATTATTAATAAGACGGTGCGCTGATGCATGAATATCTAGGCGATGGAGCATATATAGAATATGATGGCTTTGGATTTATATTGAGAGCCAACGACCATCGTGATCAATTATGCACAGATAAAATATATTTGGAGCCTCGCGCTATAATATTATTAAATGAATTCGTTAAACGTATTCAGTCCAAGGAGACAGTTGAATGATTAACCTCTCAATTCTAGGCATAGAGATTGCCTTGTTATGGGGTGCAATTGTTATTCTAGCGTTTTGGTGTCATCGTCTTGGCAGCAAATTATCAATATTACACTTTACCTATAGCCGTTTACTTGAAAATCAAAGCAATCAATTTGTAGAAAAGCTCGTTAAAGAAATCGAGGATTCAATAGCCAAACAAAATGAGATTTAGCGAACGTGAATATATATTGATTGGTATCATAATGTGCCAACTTGTTATAAATTTTTCATTAATTGGGATGGTTGTTAAATTATTACATTAAAAAGAGGACTTATCATGGATGACTTGACGAAAGACGATCTTGAGGATTTGCATTTAGTTTATAGAACGTTTTGTACTGATGATGGAACCCAAAGTCAACGTGAGTTAACCAATCTTGAGAGTGGAATACTAGACAAACCATTACCGCCGATGCCATGATTTCTCACTTAGAATCCTTAAGGTAATTAGTTATAACCTTAACGGCCGCATCATAACCAAAGCAAAAACAAGCATAATAGCCTCGCTTTGATAGTGTCGCAATGAATTTCTTCTGTGATAGGCTGGGTTTACCCGTCTTGGATTTCATCTCTATAAACAAGCCAGGATAGCGTGTTGTAGGCCATGGAATCATGAGATCAGGAACGCCCGCTTTAACACCTAGTCGCTTGAGTTTTGCGCCGTATAGTCTGGAACACTTTCGTTCATTAGCAATATGGAAGGTACAGGCTGCTACTTCTGGGTAATTCCATGCAAGCCATTCTAATAGTGTTATCTGGTCTAGTTCTTCAGCTTTTAGCATTGTAACTTAAATCCTTTTAAGTTATATTGTTTTGCACGCTTTTTTATTGAAAGTCCAACTTAGCACTCCAGCTACCAAGCTGCTCTTTTTAACCAATCTTCTAAAAATACTTTGTCACTAGGTGTTATCTCAACGAGACTAATATAGAATTCTTTTGACATATCGCGAAGTTCTTCATGTAAATAGGTTTCTGGTAGGCCATTCGCTGCGTGTAAGGTATTTATGCCGAGCACACCATCTACTAATACTTGGTCATAGGACATTTTATTTATTGCGCGCTGTAATAACGTATGTGCCTCATGTGCGCCCATATTTACAGCCATGTCGAATATTTTAGTCGCTAATTGAAGGTCTTCTAAGAGATTGTAGTTGTATTTAAACCAGAAATATTGCTTGTATAGTGTAGCTGCCTTGTCCTTGGTTAAAAATCTTACAAAATCCATGGCCATAATAGAAGTTCTACAAATATGGTTTTCCAGTACAAAATTGGCGCTTATACCAAAGTTAGTCATACCGCCTTTATCAGCCTTATTATTAGAAAGGCCACCCTCATGTGACAACACTACAGCTACAGCATAGTTAAAACGATTATCAGAATCCTGCATATATTATCCTTAATATATAGTGGTTTTGTTTCTCACAAAAGTACACCAACGATGCACCTGCCGATGGGACAAAACCCAAACCCGATACTATCAGCAGACAGTAGCTAGACAATTATAGTTTATTTCTTATCAATAATATTAGCAAGATTGATAACTTTTTCTTTGATTTGTATAGAATATGTCATGTTTGCGCACTCCAGTTCACGAATAAAGAAATTATCAAACCATTTAATCCGATATAAATAGCCAGTTTCTGGGTTTCCTGAAGTATCTATTAGCGTTATTTTGCCATTGACATCATTAGTAGCTTCCTCTTCTGCTATGCGCGCAGCTCCATGACTTACATAGAGATTACTTTCAGTATAAGCGCACGTTGCAAAGCTTGTTTTAAAGAACTCTACAGCTCCAGACCATCCCTTAACATGTTGAATTGGATCGTCAAGATAAGCCCCTGACGGCGCTATACCGATGAATTCAGTAATGACTTCTTGAGGCACACCAATCAATGTATAAGCCATGGGCATCTCATCAATAGAATAACGCATATGAGATTCATAGGGCTTATTCATCGGCGCTTCAAGGGTTTTATAGCCTCTTATGACCTCTTTAAAATGTAATAATTCATGTGCTCTTGGCGATGATTCATTATAATAACCCTCTTTATTCGGCTTTGTATAGGCTACATTATGGGTTGCTCGTAAGGCGGCTCTAGGCACTAATTCCACCCCTGAATCGGGTGTCATATATCCTTTTTCTTTTAATACTCTAATGTTCTCAGCTCGAAAAATTTCTTTTTCTGCTTCTGTAATCGCGTGATTTACAGTTGGCAATAAGCACAAGGACGCAACTAGTAATTTTTTCATTGGGTTCCCTTAATAATTGTATAAAATTAGTCCCACCAGCCTTTATCAAGACCGCACCCTGATGCTTCAGTCGTGTTATCCAAAATCTCATGGCCTCGATCAATGTAGTAGTGAAAGCCTTTTACGAAATAAGAGCCTCCTGGAGCCGCCTCACCCCAACATACGGCAGCGGCGCGCCAAGTGTATACTTTGCCCGTATCAACGGCGTGGTAGCCTTTAGATGGATGATTAACGTCGTAATTATGAAAACTAATCACATGCCAGTTAAAATAATGGTCTTTAAACCAGGTAATTGATTCATTGTTAATACAATTGGCTCGACTATGAATAGTTGTAGAATAGAAACCGGCGTGTGAGATAGTAGATACAAATAGCGATGTGGCTAGGGCAATACTACATTTTAATTTCATGTATAAATCCTATTTCCATTATTTAGCAGACGGCCCTGTCTTATATAAAATCCTAAGCTACTAATCTTCAGAGAACATTTCTTCAATAATCTTTTCAAACTGTTCTTTGCGACGTGATACTAACTCAAGGTCGTCAATTGCATCAATAAGTTTGTCAAAGTTTATGGGGTATTCAGAGGCATATTCCTGTATTTTTTGCTCTTTTTCTGCAATTAGACTATCGATTTTACAAACTTCTAACTCTGCCTTTATGACAGCTTCCGACAATCTAGGCATGATGGTAGTCACCCACGTCGATCGGTCTTGCACTATATTTGTTGTGCCAGTAATTTGAGTAGCTAATCCAGGATACACCCTATTATTATTGGCTAATTGTCCGATTGCATGGCCACAATTAAAAGACTGACATGAATAACAATACATTTATAAACTCCTTAAAACCATTTCGTGCAACTTCACGATATGGTGACGGGCTTTCACCGTCTTCGACCCCTATTAGTGCCAGCCCTTGCACCCAGCTTAAGCATTACGCTCTTTCTATGGATTAGGCTGGAAATCCTCTCACTACTAACCATGGCTAGTGAGTACTGGTGACAGTGGTAGGAATCGAACCTACTCTGCATCGTTTCACACGGCAACTTTTGATCAGGTCTCCGACGACACGCAATATGGCGCAGGTCTTTCAAGTACTATGCCCGCTAACCCAACTGCGGTACAACTGTCATAATTTTTATTCAACTTCCTTTAATTCTTCGAATTGTTGTTTGGTTATATCGCTGAGAAGGTCTGTTATTTTACTGCCATTTTTAATAACGGCATTTATAATATCTTCTCTAACCATACCTGTGCAATCACAGATTGCCATTAATGTATATGTATTTCCTATTAGTTGCATTACCTGTTTTTCACTGATTATCATTTTCTTTCCACATATATTTGCATTTATCGCAATAATTCATCCAGCCGTCATATCTATATCTATAAGACTGAGGATGCTCGCAATAGTTATCGATCATGGATTGTATTTTCTGACACAATTTAGTATGAACTTTCGGATTACCGAAAAGGTGATACTTTAACTGCTCAAGATCTTCTTTCGTGAAATCATTCATTGAACATGTCCACATTTCTCACAATGCCAAACTTCTACTACCTTCGCGTCATAGTTATCAATTATATCTTGTATTTTTTTCATCAATGGGCTTTCTTCTACAAGGCCGTCCAAATCATCAAAATAATACTCAAACTTCCAATAGATCTCTATTAACTCTTCTTTCGTGAAATCACTCATCTTTACACCTGTCTAAAGGTAGCATATTTGTAAATTTATATTGTAATATCCAAAGTTCAACTAATGTAAAAGCGTGCATCATGCCATCTTTTTGTGCACAATCATCAGACAATAATTCCTCTTTTCTTGCAATTATTCTTTGTAATATAAATTGTTCGAGTGATTCAGTATTCATTTGGGATAGTCCGGCAAAGGAATCCAGTGTGTTACTTGAATATCATTAATTAAGCCAACGTTGCCATAAAACATATATGTGCAATACCAGATACTATCCTTATTATATCCCGTCATTATGTCGTGTCTGTGAAGCCCATGAGTTGCATAAAATATAACTTCTTGAAATCGTTCTGGCATTTGGTCTTTGCAGCTAATCCAGTTCATTAGCTTCGCCCTGTATGCGTTTATGGTCTTCTTCAGTCAAAGAATTATGCCATACCATATAGTCATCATAACAAGTATCACAAATGGTCTTAATGGTGTCTTTATAGGCAAAATCACCGTACAATGCTTCATATTCTTTACGAGCGTCTTCATCTGGACGGTCAGAATTAAACGTTGTTAAGCATTCAGAACATTCATAGATAATTTCCTTCAGCATCCGATTTGTTCCTCTAACTCCCTAATCTTATCGTCTTGCAAATTAATATAGGCATTAAGCCCTAATATAAGCTCATCTAAAGCGCCTACTTTGTCGTAGATATCCAATATCATGTCTCTTAAATGTTCAATGTCGCCAGTAATTTCCATATTGTTAGCGCTAGTTTTCGATACTAGGCTTTTCATGATTACTATTTCCTCATTTTTTTATTATTTCTGGTGGAGTGGGAAAGATTCGAACTTTCACGTGCTAGACGACCGCCGGTTTACAGCCGGGTTCCATACCAATTAGGAGTCCACTCCGTAATTTGACAGATTCTAGCGTATTCAATAATATTAGCCAACTGTCTTTGTCCATATCCATACCATAATTATTGGTTTCTACTGCTTTTTTTATTTCTTTAATGATTAGTTCGATAGTATGTTGTTCTAATTCTATAACATTGTCAGTGATAATGTCGCATATTAGTGAAGGCATATAAGTCATTCTGCCTAATGCATAGCGGAAGGAACAAACTATAAGTGTATTAAAGTCATTATTGGTTATTTTTAACATCTATATCCCTATCTATTATATTTAATTATCTCTGGCTGTTCATCTTCTTCATACCATTTCCAACCATAATATCCTGTCATATAAGGTTTTATCCAGTCTAAGAACAGGTCTATTTCATTGTCATAGTTTTTTAGATCGCATCTTAAGAAAACATACGCACCTTGATTAATTCCATTTTGATTCTGTTTATAACGTACAGTAAATGGCATAAAATAAAAACTACTCATATGTCCAATATTATTCCATCTAAAACATTTGAAAAATGGATGATCGGGCGTTTTAATATCCTCTATCAAATCGGCTGAACATTCATTAAAAAAATAATCCAACATTACATATACTTCATCTGGCAAGTTAGGCTTTGTTTCGCCTTGGAAAATAAACTCTGTATACATTCCCATGGACTTCCTTATAAAACGAACTAAATTGATTATTTAATACAACTATACTTTAACTATTCTGTCTTATGGAAGCGCTGCCGAGACTCGAACTCAGAACAACAGGATCAAAATCTGCTGTGTTACCATTACACCACAGCGCAATAATAGGGCGACAAGCGTAAGCATTTCAGCTTAGAGGAAGTTTCACACCGCAACTCATGCCCAGGTCTCGGACTTCCTAGAATATGGCTCAGGGCTTAAAAGTACTTTCTACGTTTTCTGTCTCGCTTGTCATGTAAAGAAGCCAACGCATAACGTTGGCTCAACTCTTTCCCCCATAGGTAGATGAGATTAAAGGCAGCGATTTAAGCTTAGATGCGACCATGTAATGCTAGAGGCTTGCTGCCTAATTATTGCCACATGCTGCAATTTCGTCCTGTGTGGCGCTTGACCTCATAACGCTTTAGCAGCTTAGCTACCCTAATCGTGCCAACTAAGGTTTTGCTAGGAACGCCGTAACGATCCCGAATACTCTTTCTACGCCATGGTAGATGAGCTGTTGACCAAGCCCAAGACAAAATGTCTATTCTAACTTCGCATTTCTAATAAGGGCTCGGCTACATAAATTTACCACTATAACACTGAATAACCAATAAATATTGTGCCGCTAATAGACGTTGCCGGTGCAGTATTAAATATTGTAAGCGTTGCAGTTCCAGATCCAGGCGCACAAGTAAAACTAAAATTCTGATTCGTATTAGTTCCGCCTTGTACGGTAAGCGTAATGACTGAAGTCGCGGTGATTTTAGTATTAGTCCAAGTAATGGCATACGTTGAACCAGCAGTCACAGTTAACGAGGAAGTAGTTATTAATCCTGCATTTCCGCTAGCTGTCACAGCATTACCTGATTCAGTACCGTTAACTTTAGCTAATATAATTTGACCAGCCCCAGAGAAGGTATTGGCCGCTGTTAGACTTGCGAATGAACCAGGAGCTGCTCCAGAGTCTATAAATAAACCACCAGTTCCTGATGCTATCGGGAAATTACCTGATACAAAGGGCGTAGCTGTAGCACCAATCATCAATCGGGCTAGTGCGTTAACGGGATCTGGAATACTTACCACTGATGCCTGCCCCATTGCGACGTTTGAAATCGTAGTATTTGTATTGCCAGTGTTCGCAACGCCCGCTACTATCAATGAACCTTTTGATGCAGTAGCTGGGAAGGATGACAATGTGCCAGCAGTACCAGACATTCCAGCTTGGATATTGCCACGATGAGCCGCTGGAGCCGTACCATCATAAATCTGCCCAGTAGTTCCATTAAACTGTGCAATATTGTTTGCAACAACTGGTAAGAGAACATTTCCTGCATCAACTTCTTGAAACAGTGTTATAACGCCTTGACTTATCGTAGGTAAAAATTCCCCATAAGTGCCTACACCCGTGGCAACATTATAAAGATAAATAATATCAAAAATGTCAGTAGGATAAACAGTATTTGGAACCAGTCCTTGTTCATTAAGAAAACCTGCTGTTGTAATTGTTGCTAAACTATCAGTGACTACCATTTGTACGCGACGTGGGGCAATACTTGTTTGCCCTAGTAAACCAAACGTTTGTGATACGATGCTCATTTTTATTTCCTTATAAAATGTTATGCTGAAACATATTCAATAATGTAAATCAATCCTGCTCCACCAGCCGCTCCAGCTTGACTTGCTGTAGTAGATAATGAGCCTCCTCCACCGGAACCAAAATTTATTCCTGCGCTACCCACAGAATTTGCTGCCGTAGCCCCATAGCCACCCGCTCCAAAATAAAATGCTGGCGTAACTATTGGCGGTAAAGCACTTATTTTAATACCCATTTTATAATCCCTTTAAGAAAAGCGTCCTTATTCTGTCATTTCATCTAGCCATCTAAGAACCATATCAACACCAAAAAATATATTATTTTGCTTGTTAAATTCATAATAGGACAACTCTTCACCTAATAAGGACTTTTTTCGTTCACTTTTCTTTTCTTCAATGTATTTAATAACCGCTTCTTTTGATATATTCATCAATAAATTATACCTAGTAATTATATTAATATATTTCTACATTGTGTAACTTTTCAATGGTTAACGACATTTAAAACTACTCCTTGTTATTAAATTTAAGAAAATTCCCACACTATTACTATACCGGGCCCACCTCTGCCACCTCCTGCATTAGAACCCCCTTGTCCCGCAGTTGCGCCTCCTCCACCAGCACCATAGCAGTTTGTTAGTGCACCTGCACCGGCAGTTTGAACAAGTCCTTTTCCACCACCGCCCCAATAAGAATTAGCTCCATACCCTCCTGCATAAGCGGTCAACATCATTGCTCCGTTAGACCCTGGGCCACCAAAACCATATATATCAGCGGTACCTGGATTATTTCCACCAACTCCACCTTGGGCAAAAGCTGCTCCTGTAATTGCTACAGCTGCAGTACCATTTCCGCCGCCACCACCACCTGCATCCATTACATCAAAAATACTATCTCCTCCAGAAGAGCCATTATTTGCGCCTGCAGTTCCTCCGGCTCCTCCTGCTCCTACTGTATAAGAATAAGAAGACCCAATTGAAGAGTAAAATTTTCTTTGATATGAGCCGCTACCACCAC